GAGGTTAACGTCCCACCTGTAACGACAGGCTTAAGCGGCACGGGTACAGCAAGAATGCCAGTTATTGAGTTGGCAATCATTATGAAATGGCTCCGACGATGTACCAGGTATCTGTGCCAGTCTTGATGCAAGCGGCTGACTTATATTGACCAAGGGTAGGGGCGGCTGCTACGGCTCCAGCTGAGAGAACTGTAGTAGTGCCAGAGGTAACTGCTGAGATCGTGCAGACTCCGACGCCTTCGTTAAGGATAGTGATAACAGATCCGACAGGGATAGCCGCTGTAGCGTTAGTAGGAATCTTAAGCGCGATGGCTGTGGCCTTGTTCATAGGCACTAGAACTTGATAGGAGTCGGCGACTGTTAGCGTGTAATCGTTAACCTGATCTGCCTTAATCTCGAAGGTTACTAGACCGTTATAGTCTGCCGCCGTAAAGATGTCGCCCGTAGTCGCTGGAAAGCCTGTTGCCATTGTTTTCTCCTAGTATCCCATTATGGATTGTCCGATTATACCGTAAGTCGAGGATCCTATGATGAATCCTTCTACTATAGGCTCAAGTGTTGTAACTGTGCATTTCATTGAATTAGGGGTGATATCCCACGCCAAGCCTTGAACCTGTAAAGTCTTGACGATGACTGACCCCTCTGGCTGTACGTTGGTGATCTCTACATTGTCGAAATACTCAAGCCCGATCATCGTGTCTGTTGGCACGGCTGTATCCAATAGATCGACAGTCATGGCATCAATTCGGATCGTAGTCTCTGCTCTAGTAGCGACGTAAATGCTGGCTATGTCTTGAACCTGCGCGTCTGTCTCAGCGATCAAGTTCTCGACGTTCATGCCATGAGGGAAGTACTTAGCAATCGAATCGACATTGTTGGCGGTGACTGTAGCCCCACCGACTCGCTTCATCGTAGCGCTGTTGATGATGAGCTTATCATCAAAGGCGAAGCGAAGGTTCGAGTATGGGATTCCAGTAGTCTGATTGAACTCAATCGGTGCTGGCGCTAGTGATCCCACTACATCGGCACGATCCTTGAACTCTACTTCTCCATCTGCTCGGACGAAGAAGGCTCCCTGCTCTGTAAACTCTGCTACCTGAATGGCTGAAAGACTTGTACGGGTAGTGGCTGGGTCTGCCTGTACTGTTGTAGATCCTGCATCGATGAAGCGCATGCTAGAAGGAAAGTCTACCTGATCAAGAATCTTATCTATGCGTGTGCCAGTAGTCTGCCCACTACCTGAGTCTGCAATCGTCGAGACGTTAGCCATAGCGAATAAGCGGAATGCATCCGAGGAGGTGATATCGACATAACCTAATTCCTGCCCCTGTGGATATGTGTACTTATAGTCTGTGACATAACCTGAAAATAGAAAAGCCTGAGAGGTTGGAGTAGTAGCTGCTACGCGGATCTTACGAAGTGGAGTCAGATAGCCAAAGTATGGGCTGGCTGGATTCTGTGGGTTGAAGTCGCCATTCTGATCGATAACTCGGACTGTGCAATTACCTGCTTCGTAAGTATCGCGCATGATATTGCGCCCACGGCTAATCCTAATCTGGCGAGTCTGCGAACTGAGATCGATTACCGGCTCTGGGACTTCACTTGATGCGAATTGAGATACGCCGATGATGCCGTTAACTGGATCACCGATAGTAAACGGGAATCCGAATGTAGCACCTTGGCTAAAGTCGAAAGATACCGAGATCGTTGCCGGAAGGGTCACTGCGTACCACTTAGACCAAATCGACCTGTGCGATTGACTGTATTAAATGATCCTGATAAAGAATCGTTTACAGATACATCTCTAACTGCGTTGCCTACTTCTTGATCATTAAGGACTACTGTGACGTTTACTGTTGGGTCTTTAGTTGGATCGCCGAATCTTCTGATGTAGTCAGTAATCGCGTCAAAGACTTCTGATTGTGCATCGGTCATTCCGCCAGTATTTGTTGCTGGAATGTCAGAGATCGATGGCACGCCGAGGGCTTCGGTTGTGGCTGTAATAAGTGTTGCCGGTATTGAGACGCTAGGCATCTTTAGTTCTGGAATCTTCCAGTCCGCATAAGGGTTAGGCGCTTTAGGTGTAGCAAGAAGTGCAGCGGATAACGCTAGCTGACGCTTGACGGCTGCTTCTAACTCGGCTGATAACTTGAGTGCCTGCTCTTCATTCTTATCTAGCAAGGCTAATTGAAGGTTTAGAGATAAGCGATCGGTCTCGCTGATCTTGCCACGAAGGGCTGCTGTCATGCTGATTCGATCAATATCGATAGTCTTTGCGGCCTTATTAAGAGCGTTAGCCTTCTTCTGTGCTTCTAAGGCTTTCTTCTGAGCTTCTAAGGTTTTTTTCTGCAAGGCCGCAAGTGCTGCTGCACGAGCTGCCGCTTCTTTCTCAGCCTTTTCGCGAGCTGCTTGATTAGGATCTACATAACCGGGGCCGAGTGCAGAGCTTGGATATCCGCCCATCCCTGCACCTGCAAAGCTACTGAATGAACCGCCGCCCTGTGTTGAAAGTAATCCGAATGCACCGCCAAATATCTTAACGAAGTTACTGCCTGTAATTTTGTCAAGTACTCCAAGAAGTCCAAAAGCAGCTTGCATTGACTTATCTAGGTTACTGACTAGGACTGCGACGTTACGGAAGGCTGTTGCTGTTGCCTCTGCGAAGCTGTTCATGGCTTCTGTAAGTTCTGTGATGCTTCCCGTATCGGTCGCCAGGATCGAGAACGCATCTACTAGACCCTTACCGATAGTTTCTTGCGCTTCTCCTGCTGCCGTCTGGATGAGGGTTAACTTGCCTGCATAAGTATCAAGGTATGCCGCGTTAGCGCCTGTAAAGGTTTTGTTCAGTTTCTCCTGAACTTGGGCGAATGTCGCCGTCTTAAGTTCTGCCTGAGTAAGTCCTAGTGAGTACTTACGAAGCCCTCTAGTCTGTCCGACGTAGGCCATTGATAAATCATTAACTACGGTTTCGTAATCTACGCCAGAGCCTCTACTTACTTCGAGGGCAAGATTCATTAACTCTGTTGACTTAGCAAGTGAGCCTGTGGTCTGCAATAGGCGCTGCATGGCCGGACGAAGCTGTGTGTCTGTTACCCCTGAGGCGCGAGATAACTGCTCGATAAACGCTTCGATCGCTGGAGTCTCGAAGGCTAGTCCTAGATTCTTTACCGACTGAGCAAGACGGCTTGCAGCGGCTTCATCTTCGACGAATGCCTTAACGGCTGCCTTGCTGAACTGAGTGATCTTCTGGATGCTGAACGCGGCGAGTAACGCCTTGCCTAGTTTCTTAACGCTATCGTCTAATTTGCCTGTTGCTTTACCAGCATCATCGAAGGCTTTCTTACCCTTGAACTCACCGATAATCGGGATGCGTAACTCAGCCATTAACTTACTCTTTCATTAAACTTCGCGGCAGCCTTCTCAAGCGCCTTGATAACTCCAGCCTTTGCTTTGCCTTCGTCCTCTTTGTACGCCTTAAACATTGCGCGACCTGCATACTTGCCAGATCCTGCTAATTGACCAGGAAGGCGAGGAGTAAACTTTCCACCCATTCCAGACTTACGCCCAGCGGTCTCATAGATTGCACCGCCAGCGGTCTTGTTATGGATCGATACTGTCTGCACCCAGCCTTGACGATTAGGCTTTGTCGGTGTCAGTTTATAGCCAACGCCTCGACGCGCTGCTCCTGCGTCATACTTAGGGAAGCCACCGCCCTCGCTGTTACCAACGAAGCCAGAAGGCATGTCACCATTGGACGGCATGAAGCCACGAGCCTTTTTAACCAATGGCTTTAGGAATCCAACCATCTCGTCACGCGTCTCTTTATCAAGATCGGGTGAAAATCTTTTCATTGCTCGACGGAGTTCGCTAGCGCCTTTTAGCTCTGTAGGCATCACTCTGCTCCTTTGCTCTATCCTTCAACGCCTTCAGAATCATCTGGAGCATCGTAGGGTCTAAATCGATTAAAGATTGTGGAGGGATAGCCGTCTCAATGCTCAAGCGAGCTATGAGATAGTGGATGCTATCCCTGCCTAGGCCAAAGGGTCTGACTCTGCGACCTCAACGCTTTTAAGGCTGTCGAGGAAGTCGTTTCCGAATGGCTTGACTGTGACTCCACTTAGTCGAAGGCCTTCCCATGCTAGCCAATAGACATCTGATTGCTTTTCATCATCGCGGAACGCTTTGTGAAATCCCTTTTTAGCATATAGCTCGAACGCGTATTCAAGGCGAGGAGTAATCTCGATCTCGGTTACTGTGTTGTCCGCTAGTGTGACTATTAGTTTTGCCATGCTGTGCCCCTTTGTTTAGTGTTTTAGAATGTGCCTGTTGTAGCGACTACTGTAGTACCTGAGACGTTAAATGTCAGGCTCTGCATTCCAATGTCGCCTACTGCGCCGTTGATGTCTGTAGTGCCGTTGATAAGGCAGGTCATCGTGTAGAGAGGGTTGGTCGCAGATACTGCGGTTCCCTTTTCCTGTAGGAGTACTACTGTGACGTTAGTTCCCCATGCGGCTTGCAATGTCGCTAGGACGTTTGCGGTAGCTGTGTCATTAAGGAAATCGATTGTAACTGAAGAAGCCTCAAGGCCTTTGACGAACTTATGTCCGCCATCGCCCATCGCTGTTACTTCAAGCTCATCGAAAGTACGATTAAGTGTTACAGATGTGACGTGGTCTGAAAGATCGACTGTGTTAATCTTCACGCCGACCTTGTTATTTAGAAATACAGCCATGAGATTATTCCTCGTCTTTCTTTGTAGGTGCTGGCTTAGGTGTTG